TGCGGGTGATGGTAATGCTGTTCTTGTTGGGTTTCTTGACCAGCTTGAACTTATTGATACTACGGGGGATATTGCTATTTTTCATCATGCTAGTGGTGGTAGTATGAATTTCTTTTTTGGTGAATATTTTAGTGGTATAGCTCCTGTTAATTCTGCATTGAAGTTAGATACTAATGGTGCCTATTGTCGTGATGGCGTGTATGTTTCTGATGACACTAGTGATGGTATGTTTTTGGATGCACAGTTTATGTTGAATATTAAGCAATCGGGTGTTGTTGATAGGGGTATTATTTTTACTAGTAATCAGGATGGTACTGAACGTACTATTACTTGGCAGAATAGTAAGATTGCTATAAGTAGTGGAACATTCAATTTTGATAATGATGATATTACTACTACAGGAACTATTACTGGTGGTACTTTAACTGATGGAACTTTTAGTGTTACTGGTGGTGTGATTACTGGTGCTACTAATACTAATTGGGATGCTGCTTATGACCACGTAACAGAAGATGGGTCATCACATTCAAATATGGTAAATACTTGGACTGCGCCATTAACATTTACTACTGGAACTGCTGCTATAAATGAAGCTAATTTATCACAGCCTGGTTATATTACTTCTACTGCGTTTGCACATTCTAGTACAGCTTATGACCATTCTCAAGGAGATGGTAGTGACCATTCTAATATGCCGAATACTTGGACCGCTCCTTTAGATTTTACTACTGGAACAGCATCAATTTCTTTAGCTAATACAAGTACTGATGGTTATGTTAGTTCTACAGATTGGAAAACGTTTAATGGAAGATGTTATGATGTATCAATTCTTAATCCTAATGGCGCATATGGTAATGCTGCTGTAATTCCAATAGGTATGGTTAAAGCTAATATGGAAGTTACTAAATTAGATGTTAATTTGAGCACAACTACTCAAGAAGTAGCAGGTGATTTGAAATGCGCAGATAATTTGATGACATTGGCAAATGCCAAAGTAATAAACGCATTTGATACTGATAGTGGAGCTACAACTTGTAGTTCAATTACTGCAGGTACAGCGTATGCTGGAAGATGGTTATATTTACAATATGATTCTGAACCAAACGCAGACCTTACATTTATGGATGTTCATATAGAATATGATTTTGATTAAAATAAAATGCGGGTGAAAAATGGAAATAATTTTAAAGGCAGACAATAAAAAAGAAGAAAAGTTGTTAGGATTTAAAAAAATAGGTTATAAAAAAGTTACTGATTATTATCTTGATGTTAGGTACATTGAAGGTAATATAGTAAAAAAAGAAGATAGTAGAAGTTTTGGTGACATATTATATCTAATAAGCAGATTATATTCTGCGTTGTTTCAATTAAAAGAATATTGGAGAAATAGAGGTGAATAAGAATGGCAATACCAGAAGGTTATGATTTATTTCATTGGTTTAATGAAATTTGTGGCAAACTGAATGAAATTAATATGAAGTTAGTATTTTATAAGTCAGACTGGCAATATTTTACTGATGCACAAAAAACAGCAATAAAGAGCAGAACCAATGCTGTTATAGACCAAGCTATTACTGATTTAACAGATTTAAAGAATGATATAAATAATGTTGAGAATTAAATGACAGAAGAACTTTTTAAAAAATTAAAGATACATGATGATGATGGTGGAATTTATATATATTCTGATGGCATAAAGGTTTATATAATGGAAACAGCCGAAAAGATTTGGCTTAAACCATTAATGCTTGATGTATGTAAACGAGTTGCACCAAAATCTATATTAGAGATTGGTTTTGGATTAGGTATAACAGCTGACACATTTCAAGAGTATGGTGTTGAAAAACATATTATAATAGAACCACACCCAGTTATAGCAGAACGTGCTCGAAAGTGGGCAGAAGGAAAAGATGGTGTAACTATTATTGAAGATTTTGTTCAGAATGTTGAAATTACAGAACGTGTTGATTTAATTTATGATGATAGATATGAGATGGTTCATGAGGAACCAGATTATAGAAAGTTAAACTCTGAATGGTTGGCTAAGTGGAGCGGAGATAACACCCGAGATACAATAGTAAGCCCTGATAATATGGGGTTTGAGTACGAACGGAATAAGCAAAAATATTTTCAGTTTTTAATGAAACGAGCTGATTATATTAAATATTTAGAAAAAAATGGCAGTAGCAGCTAATATAATTTGTGCATGGACAGGAGCACACGCAAGTTTACCTACAGGGTGGTCTAGAGAAACTGATTTAGATGGCAAGTATGTTATAGGAGCCACAGGAGATGGTGGTGGTACTGGGGGAAGTACTACACATGAACACACTAGTGTTGCGCATACGCATACTATAACTATCAGTAATAGCAGTTCTAATTCGTCATATCCTCTTGGTAGAAATAGAATAGCGAAAACTGTACATACTCATGGATTGGGCGGTACGCTTACAAGTAATAGTGCTACAGTTATTATTCAAGCCGCAAGTAATGACCCCGAATATGTTGAAGTTATTTGGATTAAGAGTGACGGAACTAATGATATTCCTGATGATTGTTTAGCGTTTTTTGAAGAAGAAACTCCACCAACAGATTGGGTAGTATTTGCTGATACTAAAGATAAATTCTTGAAAGGAGCAGGTACTGGCGCAGATGCTGGCGGTACTGGTGGTAGTGCTACACATACACATACAGCAACCAATCATACACACGCTGCTAAAACTTCAGCGGCACCTACCGTTACTGCTACTAATGGTGGCGGAACAGGTACACAATTAGCTAGCAGTACACACACGCATAATTTTAGCATAGGAAGTACATCAACTACAGTTAGTACTGATAATGGAGAACCAACATTTTATAAATTATCTATAGTTCAAAATACAACAGGAGGAGATGATTTACCTGATGGTATTATTTGTTTATGGATTGATGCTGAAGCTGATATTCCAGATAATTGGACTAAAGTAGATGCGATGGATGATTATTTTTGTAAAGGTTGGGCAGATAATGGTGATAGTATAGGAGATACTGGTGGGGGTAGTGCTCATAATCATACTAGTACAGGACATACAGGAACTGTAAGTCATACAAGTTCGGCATCTAATAATTCTACAAATATTGGTCCTGGTTCCGCCTCTATTAACAATCATACTCATAGCGACTCAGCAAATAGCAGAACAAACGTAATTAATAATTGTACTAGTGAAGCTAACTATCCTGAATATGTTGAAGCAATATTCATAAAATATACAGCAGCAGTAGTAAGTGATTATTATCATGTTATGGTAATGAACACATAAAAAATAAAAGGTGGATAAAATGGAAGAGAAAAAGACAGACGACAAATATAAGCAGAAGTTAAAAGAGTTAGAATTTCAGTTTAGAACTAAAGCGGTGGAGATAGAAGAACTTAAAAGTAAGTTAAATTTTGCGCTTACAGAACTTTATAGGCTTGAAGGTTCTATAAGAACGTTGCAAAGTTTGACTAAAAAAGATGAAAAAACCGAAACATTTAAATAGTAGAAATGACATAAGTATATTAGTATACAGGAGGGATTAATAAAATGGTTAATATAGGAAGACATGAGGTAGTTGGACAGCATTATAGTACTACAATTACAACAGGAAAGAGTATTTTTTATACAGCAGGCTCAGCAGATAATAGCGTTCATAATATTTATGTTACAGATTTGTTAGCATGTTCTAGTGCTGCATCTATAGCTAATTTTGGAATATATCCAATAACTGCGCAAGGAGCACAATTACCAATAGAAATACAAATAGGAGCTGCAGGAACACATATAGCTAAGAGTTGGGAGTTACCGTATCATTTTGCGATAACGGCAAGTACTGGAGAGCCACGATATTTTGCAGGAAGTTGTAGCGTTGTACGAGCACAAAAAGTATCAGTATCATTTTATGTGGAAAAATAATTTTTTAGATTTTTTTTCGGTCTTAAACCGAAAGCTTTATATATAATGAAAAAAAGGTGAGAAAAAATGAATTGGAAAAATATAATAGGAGTAGCAATTCTTCTAGTTGTAGTAATTGGCGTATTAATTGGCGCTAGTAAATATACAGCTGAAGAAGAAGAACAAACTCCAGTAATGTTAAATTACGAGGTTCCAGTAACTACAGCGGCAGATTCAAAAGCGGCAGCAGAAATGACTATGGGAATAACATGTGGAGTACCAGAAGGACAAGATTATATCATGTACGAACGTGATGGTGTAATGTATAATCTTACAGATAAAGATTTTGAATGGGAATCATTAGGAGATTATCCTGTGCCAGAAGAAGAATTTAATGGTAAAGTTTATTATGGGTATAAAGGAACATCTTTAATTGATAACAAATCTGAAATAGTAACATTTACTATGGACGAAGAATGCAGAATAACGCTTGAATATGATGAACAAGGAAGACCAAAAATGGGAACATTTTTATTTGATTTGAGCTATGACCCTAATAATGGATGGGTTAGAGTGTTCATATGCAATTATAACATTCTTGGAGATGAATGCTTAAAATGTGATGACACAACTCCAGAAGACGATTGTTATGATGGATATGTAAACGTTCATTTCAAAGGAATGGATAAAAATCCAGACTACGAAGAATATTTAAGTTTAATATAGAAATGGAGGAATAGAAAGAATGACAGCCGATTTTGAATGGTGGGAATTTAATGGAGCGGCAGATACTGGAGAAGCTGCTAATTGTAACTTTGGAAACTCTAATGGTAGAGATTTAACTCCAGCAGATAACCCAATTACCGCAGGAAGTGCATCTTATGAGAAATATGTATATGGTTCATTTAGTGGCGCTTTTAGTAAGATATATCATCTTAAGTTTTGGGAGTCTGGAGGAAACATAGGAGCAGGAGAAGCAGTAGAATGGGCATGCGTAACTGCAACTGCAGCGCCAGTAAACACAATTAGCGTTGTTGCTGTAGCAAGTGTAGCTGAGAGTGAACCAGGTTACTATAATGTTAGTTTTAGCGGAGCAACTACTACTGGAAGTGTTACTAGTGCAGATACAACCGATTATATTGTATTGCAACACCAGATAGTAGCAGACCATGCAGCAGGAGCAACAAGTCAGTTAACATTTACGTTGCAGTATGATGAGCTCTGAGTAAAATTTTAAAGTGGAAAGCAATATATGAAGACGGCTCGTCTTTCCAACAATTTAATGCTGACGGCTCAGAAAATCTATTCAAAGATATAGACCAAAGTAAATTAATTTTGTTTGCTCTAGGGGAGACAATTAGTGTTGACCTTAGAACAGGCAGTTTTATTATAAATGGTCTTGAGTTAGCTACTGAAGTTAGTAATAGGACAGAAGAGTATAGACTTATTTATTTTAGAAGAAACACAATTACATTTGGTGGCGTTAAAACCAAAAAAGTAGAATCGTTTATTGGTTTTCAGGTTACAATAAATGAAAAAAATCATAAGTTTTTAATTAGTGAAAAAGACGGCATTTTAACTTTAAGATAGTACCAATTCAATGGTCTGGAGGGCAATACAATGTATTTAGAGAATATTAAAGATAAGAATAATTTTAAGGCTGCTCAAAAAGTAGTTGAAGATTATAAAAAACTCAGATTAAACAAAAAGTCTAAGAATTCTTTTAATTTAAAAGAGAAACTTTCTCAATTAGGATATGATTATAACACGTTTAATAGAGATGACACGTCATCATTTTTTGAGGATACAGAATTTAATTTTATTCGGATATTACCGACAACCTGTGTTGCAAATATACAACAAACCATAGTTAATGGAGAAAACAATTTCTTAGGTTCATTTCATACAGAAGATTGGGTATTTCATGGCGATAAAGAATTTAACCAGTCATATTGTGAACAACATAATTTACAAATTCTTGAATTAGATTATGATGGCGGAACAATGATTTCTACTAAAGATGATTTAGGTTTAGCTGTAGTATTTAATAGTAAACATGATTTATTACATACTTTGCAGACTATATTGCTTAATATATTACAAGCGCACAATACAGATAACCATGATATCACTATAGAAAAGAATGATATTCTAATAAACGGATATAAAATTATAGGCGGAGCCATAAAGAAAATAGGAGCATATACAGTATATTTTTTTCAATGCTCGTTTACGCTTAAACCAGAGTTAATAGATAATATATGCCTTAAAGAACAATTAAAAGAACCTAAAGGCATGAATGAATTTTTAGCGTTAGATAGAGAAGTATTATTTAAAGAACTAGAAGCTTATATAAACAATTTTGGAGGTAAAGGAAAATGACTGAAGTATATGATATAGTTAGGATACAAGATTTAGGCGACGTAAAACAATTTAGAATTCGATATCAGAGAACTTTAACTGATGTTAATGATGCAAGCGTTACAATTTTTGCTGGAACAGAAGTTAAAACAGAAACGCAATTGGAAGCAGAATTATCTGTATGGAACTCTAGAAAAACAAACGCTGAAGCACAAATCGCTAAAATAACAAATTTACTTTCTGAAGTAGATATAGTTAAAGACGATGAGCCTGTAATTGTGGTAACAAGCAAGTAATATGACATCACATTTAATGCTTAATCGTATGGATAATGTATCCACATCTTCTTCAGAATATGGTTTTTTATGTGGAGTGGCTTTAAATACTTCTACAAGAACTATTTTTGAATCTTTAATAAGTACTGGCGGTAAAATAAAGAATTTACAAGTTACGTTGGACGCTGCTCCAGGTGAGGGAAAATCAATAGCTGTAACTTTATATAAGAATGGCAGTCCAACAAGTCTTGTCGTAACTATAAGCGATACAGATACTACTGGCGAGAATACGAGTGATGAAGTAAGTGTAGTTGCAGAAGATTTAGTATGTTTTCAAACAACACCAAGTGAGACTCCTGCAAGCTCAGATGTTATGTGCAGTACCATATTTGAGCCTACAGTTTCTGATGAGAATATATATTTTGGAAGTTATACTTATGATGCTCTTGATACAACAGATACTGAATATGCTAGAATACATGGTATAACAGCAGCATTTGGTGGCTCTGGGGGAGGGTTTTTTACTGATAGTGGAGAAACACTTTTGTATTTTCCAGTTGCGGGAACATTAAAGAAATTTTATGGCGAACTTCGAACAGCGCCAGGTTCTGAAAAGAGCAGAACATTCACAATCGGAAAAAATGGTAGTCCCACAGACCTTACATTTACAATAAGCGACGCGGCTACAACAGGAAATGATACAAGCAATACTGCAGCCATAAGCGCAGGTGATTATGTATGGATAAAATGTGAAGCCACTAGTACGCCTGCAGCATCTGGTGCAATGTTTGGACTTGTTTTTGTTCCAACTGTTAGTGGACAAAGCATTTTACTTTCTGCAGTTACTTCTTCACCCACAGCAACATTTAAAGATGGCGCTTTAGATAATGGAGAAGATAGAGGGTTTTCTGCATCAATACGTTCAGTTGAACAGCGCATGACCTCGCAATTAAAATTTACTAAAATGAATGTGTGGTTAAAAGACGCTCCTGGCGCAGAAACTGCATATCAGTTCATCGTTCGAGATGATGGAGCGAGTACAGATTTGGACGTAACAATAAGTGATACAGACACAAGTGGAAGTTATACAGGAGATGTCCAAATGGCGGATTATTCTGATACTGTAGTGCGTGGAAGCTTAACAGGTTCTCCAGCAGCCACTTATGTTTATTATAGTTTTATTTTAGGCGCTGCTGCGTCTGCGTCCACAAAAACTATAACTGCAGATTCTCATATTGTTGCTGAAAGTACGAATACAATTACAGCAGACACGCACATACTTAATTCTGAAACGCAAACAATAACTTCAGATTCTCACATTTTAAATTCAGAAAGTGATACAATAACTGCAGATTCGCACATTATTAAGAATGATAATCAATTTACTATAACTGCCGATTCGCATATAAAAACAATTGAACAGCAAACCATTACAGCAGATTCTCATGTGAAAACATCAGATGTGCAAAAAACATTGAATGCAGATTCTCACATATTAAAGGAAGCTACTAGTACCATAACATCTGATTCTGTTGTGTGTACTGAAGTAACGTCTACTATAGATTCCGATTCTCATGTAATGAAGTCTGGAGTTGCACAAACAATAACTGCGGATTCAGTTATTAGTGGAGCAGAACAGAAAACAATTACTGCCGATTCTCATGTGTTGAAAATAGGAGATACAGGAACTATAACATCCGACTCTCACATATTAAACGAGAATAGTGATACTATAAATTCAGACAGTCATATTAAGGCGTCAACATCTAATACTATAACTGCTGATTCTCATATTTTAGAGACTAAATCAGACACTAGCTTAACATCTGATTCTCACGTTAATGCACCAGCAACGCAGACTATTACAGCAGACAGTCATATATTCGCAACTGAAAGTGAGACTATAACGTCATTTTCATTTATAAAAGGTCCTGAAGAAATCCAAAATATTTTTTCATATTCGCACATATTTTTACCAGATAACCAAAAAAATATAACATCTGATTCTGTTATTAAACGAGAAGAAACTAAAACTTTAACTTCTAGTTCACATGTGTTGAGAACTGAACGTGATAACATTACATCTCAATCCCATATATTTGATTATGATATTCAAGAAACTATTAATTCAGATTCACACATTAAACGTATAGAACAAAATACTAGTTTAACATCCGATTCTCATATTTTAGAATCTAAACAATCAAATATAAATAGTAATTCTCATATTGTTAATTTGGATAACGAAACTACAATAACATCTAGTTCTCACATTAAACGTACTGTTGGTATTGGTGAACCAGTTATAACGGATGACTTAGTATTATATTGGAAATGCAATGATGATAATGCAACAAAAGAAGTATTAGATAGTTCTGGTAATGGTTATAATGGAACAAGTATTATAGATACTACTGAAACTATGTCTGTTGCTGGAAAGGTTAATAAAGGATTGTCTATTGGAGATAATATAAATTATATCCTCCATAACTATAGTCTTGATGGTATATACGAACCAAATAATTCTACACTTCAACTATCAAATAATCATACAATTTCTATGTGGGTAAGTCCTAATTTAGATAATTTCAGCAGTCCAAACAGCGGACATGCTGATTGGTCTCGTCTCCTAGATAAAGATGCGTATCAAATAGCGCCTAATAGTTCTAGTAAACAAATATTATATCAAATATTAAATAGTGTGGGCACACCATTTTTAACCTATTCTAATGTTCAAGATTGGTATGCTGGTCAATGGTATCATATAGTTTGCCGTATGGAAAATGGATATATGACCATGTACGTTAATAATGTTCTTCAGTCAGACGATGATACTATGACTGGAACACTAAAAGCTAGCGGTCAAACATTAGTAATGGGCAATAATGGTTCACTTAATCGTGTTGGAAATGCAATATTTGATGAAGTTATGTTGTTTAATAGAGCGCTTAGCACTACTGAAATTTCAGAATTATATTCTTCTGGAGCAAATGCTCTTAATTCATCATCTTATGTGCTTAACCAATCTACTGAAATTATAAATTCAACATCTTTTGTTACAACTGTAAATAATCAACAAACCATTACATCTGATTCTTATGTTACTGTGAAAGTAGAAAAAACGTTAACTGCAAATACGCACGTTACAGTATCCCCGCGAAAAACTATTACATCAAATTCGTATGTAGAGGGAATGGAAACTTATACTAGAACTATTACATCAGATTCATATGTTAATAAGTATGTTTATTTGCCAGCTCCTAAATTGATTAGTGTACGGTATGCATATAATAAACCAACACTTAGAAAGGCAGAAATTAATATTGAAAAGCCAACGCTTATTGTTAGTGAAAAAACTATTGAGAAACCTACGCTCATTCAAGGAGCGCAAATTCTTGATAAACCAACATTGATTGTAAGCGACGTAACTCTGGAGAAGCCTAGTACAATTAGAATATCTAATTCTTTAGATAAACCAGTATTGATAGCTGGTGGTATATCTATAGACACTCCAGTATTAATTAAAGGATATCCAACACTTAACAAACCTGTGCTTATACAGAACGCGCTAACATTATCTCGTCCTGTAATTAAAGAGCATGGACTAACGATTACTAAACCCACAATTAAAGTTGGGGGCGTAAAAATTAAAAAACCAATAATGAGGTGAATATAAAATGGTAGAGAAAGTCGAGTGGCAAGAACCAACTGACAATAGTGTTACTACAGTTCATGTAGAAAGAAGCACTACAAAGTATGGGGCTTACACAGAAATAGGAACAACATCTGCTACTAGCGATGGTGCAGCTAAAAGCTCATCTAATACGTGGGTTGTAGAGTACACCGATTCAACAGGAGCAAGAACTGATTGGTATAAGATTAGATTCTGGAATGGAACAAATTATTCAGATTATTCAGAACCGACAACTCAAGAACAGTTATTGCAATTGTGTACAGTAGATGAAGTTAAAGATGTTATAGATACAACTGGTCGATGGTCGGACAATGAAGTATTTAAAACAATTAAAGAAGTGGACGATTTGATTTATATTGAGTCTGGAACTCCAGTCAAATCAGTTTGGTCTACTATAGGAAAGATAGATAGCACGCTTCAATATAGATATTATGTTGGAGAAGAAAATATTTATCGAGTGGATAGAGTGTTTTATGGAACAACAACTAAATCAGAACTATTTTTAGATGACCAATATAAAGTGAATGCTAAATATGGTATGATAGAAATATTGCCTACTGCATCAAGTGGTATAACTCCAGACACAACGTGTGATATAGAAATTAGATATGTGCCTAAAGTATACAATCAGTTATCTATTTACAGAACATGCAAGAGATTATTGGAAAAGCTTGATTTTACTTCTGGAGGCACCGCAAGTAAAGAACTTGAAGTAATAGAGAAAAAGCTTGCATCAATAGAACAGTTGTTGGTTAATAGTTATTGTTTAGATGCAACATCTAGATACTCTTATTATGATGATAAATATGGAGTAAATAGAAAGAAAATTGTGCAAGACCACGATAGGAATTTATATATTAGTTCGTATGGGTGGTGATTAAAACGAGTATAGATGATAAGGTACACGATTGGAAACATTATTTAGACGCTAAATTAAGAGCAATAAAAGAAGAACCATTTAAGGGAAAAGAAGCATACTTTAATAAATATAGCGATTATAAATATTTTACCATTGCGTGTAATAAACTGTATGAGAAAGGCTACAAAAAAGTAGCTCAAGAATATATGTTAGAATATAGTCGTGTAGTCAAATTAAAAGAACAAGAACTATGGGACTGGTGGATATAAAATGAAAAAATTAAGTAAAGGAGCAAGAAAAGGATTAGATAAGAGAATGAAAGAAGTTGAAAAAGGATTTGGAATTACAAAAGATGAGAAAAAACGAGCAGTTGCTTGTGATTATGTAATTGACACAAATAAGCGAAAAGGTATGAATGACGAGCCAAAATTAATTGATTAAACCGAAACATTTATATACTAGAACTACTATATATATACTGTTATAGTAAAAAGTATATTTTTGTTTCGTGGAAACGCAATTTAACCCGGAGGGTATGTGAAAAATGGATAGTGTTACATGTTTAAATATTATTAGAGATAGCTTGCGCGCTAATCTAACCGACCCTTATGTAACTGGTGGTGGTTCTTCTAGAGGAGGAGCATATTGGGTATTTGCTGACCAACCTATTTCTGGTGGAAAGTATCCTCAAGTTGTTCTAAAGAAATTCGATAATCCTACTGAAGTATTAGATATAGGATATGATTATGAAGAATTTGAACAGTTATACATCGATGTTTGGTTTTATTCTAAGAATGGTTTTAAGATAACTGTTGGCGGTACAGAATACGTAAACGCACAGTTAGTGGAATATTATCAGGGACTTATTAAGTCTACTCTTAAAGCTCAAGCTAGTACATTACATACTGCTGGAGCTAAAATGTATAAACATATAAATACGAGCCCAATTGCATACGATTCAGAAACACAATTATATTTTGGTTCAGTCACCATTAGAGTGGCTTACTTTAATCAATAAAATGCTTAGAATATCATATAAAAAAGATACCAGAGGCGTTCTTAAAGCTATGGGACCCCAGAAATTTGAGGCAGAAATAGGAGAGATGCTATATCGGGCAGCAGGTAGACTTGCAACCGAAATGGAGAAAGAAGCAAAAGTAACATATGAATCTAAACGAATTGCTGCAAAACGGAATCAAGTTATTAAAAGTTTTGCAATACGAACTCTTAAAACTGCAAAAAATGGAGCAATTGCTGTAGTATCATCTGGTGGTAGTAAAGCGCCGCATGCTGTTTTCCTAGAATATGATAGGAGACTTCGTAATGGTAATATGTGGTCTGCAGTTAATCCTAATGCTCCATACGCATTTATGAAAGCTGGAATGGATAAAGGAATGCAATTAGCACCTAAGATTATTAAAGAAGAAATTAGTAAAATAAAAGTTTGAGGTAGTGAAAATGAAAAAAATAATATACGAAGGAGATATTAATCCGTGCATGGTTAAAAGAATGATGTGGGGAAAAGGAGAGATAAAAGAAGTAGAAGATAATTTAGCAGATATATTGCTAAAGAACCCAGCATTTTCATTAGTTGGAAAAGTGAAGAAAGAGAAAGTAGAGAAAAAAGTAGAAGTTAAGGAAGATAAGCTGGAAGAATTTTACATGGAGGATGAATAAAAATGACAAATAGTGGATATAAACAAGAACTCTATTGGGGAGATGAATCTGCTTATGGTACAGGAGCAACAATTAATCAGCCGTTTGGTCTTGTTCAGAGCGTAAACCCAACAGAAACAAATACATTAATTAAAGTTAGAACAATGGGTGGAACTAGAGATTATAATAATATTGTCGCTGGTAAATTTGAAGTTTCAGGAAACGTTGAGTATTACTTACAAGGTGGAGCATTTATTAGACAAGCCATGGGAGAAGATACTGCAACAACTACAACTGTAGATTCTGGTCCTAAAATACATAGTGGAGCAAGTTATTTGCACGTTATGGGTAGTGCCGCATCGCCAACTGCTGATAGTTTTCCAAGTTTCGAAATGGAATTCACAGATGAAGAAGATACTGGTGCAGCCGCAAATACTGCAAATTTAAAACGAAGATATAGAGGATGTAGAGTTAATGCTTTAACCATATCTGGTAACGTTGATGAGCCAGTAAAAGTAAATGCTGATTGGATTGGTAGACATGTTGTTATTTCAACAGCAGCCGCTGCAGCAGTTACTCAGTCAACTGACGACCCATATGTTTTCTATCAAGGAGCTGTTTACGCAACAACTGGAGCTATTTCAGCATATACCGCAATTGGTACAAGTTCTGAAATTGCAGAAGTTAATAGTTTTGACTTTAGCGTTAACAACAACTTAGAAGCTGTATGGTATGTTTCAGGAACAACTGCAACTCAACAGATTAAAAGAGGAGTTAAAGTTTTGATTCCAAAAGGAAGAGATTATGCTGCTAACTTGAATTTACATTTCAAGAATAGAGCAATGTATCAGAAATTCCTTGGAGCAACAGACGCTACAATTCCACAAGATACGCTAGCTAAGTATCAAATAGTACTTGATTTGATTAGAAGTGGAACTTTAGGCGGAGTTAAAGCTGCAACAGACGATTACATGCGAATTATGCTTGCATCGTGTGCATTCGATACTATAAACATTCCTGGTTCACCAGAAGATATAGTAAACGAAACAATTGGTGTAGACGTAAAATCTGCAAAAATTTATGTAATTGATGATGACGCAAGTTATCAATAATTTTTTTTATTTTTAATTTTTAAAACAAATAATAAAAGGTGAGACAAGATGGTAATGAAAAAAGAAAATTCACTTTATGCAAGGGATGAAGAAGGGAAGTTAATTCCTAAAGAAGTGGAATTAGTAATAGATGAAGATGTGCCTCAACAATTAGAATTGAAGGGAGAAACAATAGTGTGTATTCCTATGACTCGTGGGGAAATCAAAAAATTGTTTGCAGATATTAGAAAAGCTGGAGATGACGAACGAGATAGAGACGCTGAAGTAATATTAAAGTGTTGTGTAACTCCAGAATATACCAAAGAAGAAGTTGAAGCCCTTAAACCAGCATATTCAGCTGCAATCGCTAATACTATATTAGCAGAAAGTGGTTTGAATATTGGAGAGAAATCTAGAAATAAGGCAGTTGATGAAAAAGAAGACGAATTTTCAAAAAACTAAAACGGGTCAAGTCAGAACGTCAAGAATCTGATTTGACCTTATTTTTACACACGCAAGGATACAATTTTTTTAATATACCTAGGTTAACATATGCTGAAGTTGGCGCATTAGTTGATGCTTGGAATAGACAACAAAAAGAACAACAAAAAGCTTATAAAAAGAGAAAATAAATATGGCCGGTGCAATTGAAGGAGTAATGCAAAGTTTACAGGTACAGTTAGCTCTACAAGCTACTGGTACTGTTAAAGTAGTTGCTGATTTACAAAAGGTTGGTTCTCAAGTAGATAGAATTACTAAACAAGTAGAAAAGTCTACACAAGCAGCTGAAAAAAATGCAGATACGTGGAGTAAAGTTAGTTATCAAACTGATAAAACAGGAAAAATTGTTGGCGCTAGTGTTACTGCGTATCGAAAACAAGGAGATGCTGTTTCAAGCGCTACTGCAAAATTAGAAGACCATGGTAAAGGACTTAAACAAGTTTCAGCTGTAAATGAAGGATTGGGTAAATCATTATCTAATCTTTTGTCTGTTTTTACTAAATTTCGATGGTTATTAGTTAATTTTGCTATGGTTATTGGGTTATTCGTTGGACTCAAAAAAATAGTAGATTGGGCCGATAATGTTGAAGATTCTATGAATAAAGTTTCTGCAGTTACCGGTAAAACTACTGATTCTGTGTTAACTAATGTAGAAAAGATGCGTAGAGGAACAATATTTAGCATGAAAGAAGTTGGAGACTCATTATTTGAAGTTTCAAAAAAAGGATATGATTTGGAAGATTCTATGCTTATTGTTGATGCGTCTATGACTCTTGCTGTTGGTGGATTTACAGATTTAGCAACAGCTACAGATGTTGTAACTAACGTATTAAAAACTTTTAATCTTTCTGCAGAAGATTCTGTTGATGTAATAAATGCTTTAACTTATGTGGCATTAAATACATCTGCTACAATAGAGGGATTAGCTCAAGCATTAGGTACTGTTGGTCCCGTAGCACAAGTTGCTGGAATTTCGCACAATGAATTAATAGCCGCTCTTGGATTATTGAATAACAAGATACCTAACGTGTCTAAAGCTGCTACTGCGCTTAGAAGTTCTATAGCTAAAATAATAGACCCTACAGAAGAAGTTAAAGATAGTATGTATGAAGCTGGTCTTTCGTTTTATGATACTGAAGGCAATTTACTTAATTTATCTAGAGCATTTAGAAGTTTAGGGAGTGCGTTGAGTGATATGGAAACTCAACAAGAGAAACTTCAATTTATAATGGAAATGTTTGGTATTAGAGCCTCTACAGGGGCCGCTGCATTAATTGATTTGATGGAAAACCATACATTTGCCATGGATGAAATGACTGCTGCTACTATAATATGGGATGCAGCCGAAGAAGCCGCATCCAAACGAATGGAAGCTAGAAAAAATAAAAATAAGGCTGCTAATGAAGAATTAAAATCTATTGGCATAGATACTAGTAGTGGACTAGCAAAAGCATGGTCAGCCATGGCAACTTCTTTTTCAGAATCTTTTACTCAAGAAGATAGAATGATTAGAGTTCAGCGTAATTTGGCGTTAATGGCAGATGAAGGAAAAACAACATATGCAGAATTAGCTAAATTAGCAGGACTTGAAATTTTAGGGCCTAAAATGGATACTGGTACTGGAAAGCTAACTAGTGAGTTAAAAGAATCTACCATAGAGCGTTTATTTAAAGGAAAGATGGCTACTCCTATGCCGTTTGGAGAAGTCATTAAAAATACTAAATCTGTTGAAGAGCAATTGATAGCATTAGAAGAAGAATATGATAGATTAATAACTAAATTTACAACTGAACAAAAAGAAGCAGGTTTGCCTTTAGAACAATATATGGACGGTATTCTAGAATTAATGCGCGTTCAAGAATTATATCAAAATGTTGAAAACAATACAATTGATACGCAAGAAGGAGCGCAAGTTGCATTGGGTGGAGTAGTATATGCGCAACTTCAATATAAACATATGATTATCGATACCAATAGAGTTAAACAGTTAGCTATTGATATAGATAACGGCAACATTGAATCTACTAAAGAATATGTAACAGAAATTAGAAATGCAGTAGATGCGTTTGAAGATTTTAAACAGAGTTATAATAAACTTACAACCACTACATATGCTGACCAATTAGCAAATGAGGCTAGTGAAGTGGATAAACTTAAACAAGCGCAAAAAGAATTAAAAGAGGAATTAATAGAGGGATTACAAAAAAAAGGCGCCACCTATGATATGTTAGTGGAAATACGGGACAATTATTATTCAGAATATGATGCGCTTAGTAAATTAATATCGTTAGCAGAACAAGATATTATAGCTAAAGAGCGAGAAACTCGTATAACTAATGAGTTAGCTAAAGCATCATTTATGTATCAAAAAATTTTATCAAAATTAAAAGATGAATTAAGCGATTTACAAGATACATATAATTCATATGCTAAAGCTAGATTTGCTGGAGAAACTGCATCATTGCAACATTTGCATGAAATGGAATTAGCCATCAAAAAAGAAGAATTAGCTCAATTGGAATTAGGAGATACAGTAGAAAATACTAGTGATACGTTAAACCGTGAAGCTAATGAATATAAAGCTTGGGTAGATACTATACATGAGGTTATAAGAGCTTTAATAAAAGAAGGTAATGCAAACGCTTCTAATGTTTCTAAAGTTGTTAGAAACCAACAAACGTTATTATTACAATCAAGTAAATTTCAAACTGAAAAAGATAAAGAAAAAACTAAATTAGAAGAAATGCAAGATGCTCTTGATATTGAGCAATTAAAACATGAAATTAATTATGATGAAAAACATTATGCGGTTCAAGAATACATAGATGCATTAGATAAAGAACGAGAACAGAATTGGAATACTTCAGAGGAAGCTATATCTGCAATACAAGGAGTTATAACTAAACTGGAAGAAAAACAAAATGCTATCGATGATGTTACCAAAGATTATGAAAAAATGACAGAAGCCGTATCTTTTATGAAAGCAGGACTTGAAAATTATACAGAAGTTATGTCACAAAGTGTGGAAACATGGATATCTGCATTAGATGATTATATACTTAAAGTTAATCAAGCAATTAACGCCAATGCCAATTTAGGGGGCGGGGGTGGTAGCGGTCCTGGGTTTAATGATAATGGCGATGCTATCACAACAACAAGTCCTTGGAATGCATGGGTAACTCCTAGTGGGAATTCATATGACCCATATCACAGAAATTTTAATGATTTTGTTATGAGACCTGGTGAAGGTCCTGTTGCATTCAGTCCTCAAGATACTATAGTTGGATTTAAAGGAGATTCTCCTATGGGAGGAAGTGTTACAATCGAAAATATTAATGTAAGTGGTGTTTCTGGAGACCCTTCAGAAATAGCTTATGAATTAGCTAGAGAAATAAGGAGGGAGCTGAACGCTTTAGGATAAAATGGCATATAGTGGAGTAGTATTAAATTCTGTACCGTTAAATATCACAAACATATCTGCTGTTAAAAAACAGAAAACAGTTAAACAAGTCATAGGTAAATCATTATCTGAATTAAATGTTGTTGGCGTATCTGGACAACAATGGGAATTACAACTGCAAGGTATAGTTTTAGGAACTACAGCCGCAAATGTTGCTACCAACAGGACTAATGTTGAAGGATTAGATGCTGTTGCTCCATACGCGTACGTCGATGGACTTCATAATGGCACATATTATGTGAGGCCTGGCTCAGTTACTTTCCCAGATACAGGAGATAATGTTAATTTAAGTTACAGATATTCAATGCAATTGGTGGAACAATGACTGATACATCAACTAAAATAATTATTGGAGTGCTTTTAATTACGTTAATCGCTACTGGAGTTTACATTACTATGGGAGATAATGTTCGGCTTAGAGTAGATAATGATAAAAGTACTTTTTATGTTCAAGAAAACAATCGTTGGGTTGTTAGTGGACGAGAATATAATAGATTATTCGATGGAACGTCTCAGATGAATAGATATGTTTCTGGGATTGAGGTAGAGACATTGATTGATAATGTTTCTGAAACTGTAACGATTAAACGAACTACTCCATATTGGAGAGGTCCTGTCATCGTAGATACTTATTTCTTTGATGGTAAAGTAGACGATGTAGAATTGTTTCCTATTTCTCACACTATAGAAATATTTAATGGGACTGGTTATTATTACAGGTATACTGTAGATGATTTAACTGGTGTTCCAGATAAAACTAAATTAACCGACGTTACTCTGCTTAACTTTGGCAGAAACATGAAAGTAGAATTAAATCCTGATTATAGATGGGCATGGATTGGATGGCCTTATGGTGGTGATAGCGTAAGTGCTCAATATGATATTGATAGCGATTATGAAGTATTCCACGTAAGATTGTTTGACCCAGCGCCATCTACTGAATCTGCAACTATAAATCCTGCTAGCCCTGGTGATGATGACGCGTTAGAAGGATTGTGTAATGTTTCAGATTCAGATGCTGATGATGTTTATTTTGAATATATCTGGTACGTAGACGATGTAGTAAATGAAACAGGTACTGTAGTTGGTAGCGCATGGGATATATCTACAGCAGCAGATACTGGAGCATCAGATGATGTAAGTGGAGATAACGCAAATGCTGCTGATATGCACATTAATCCTGATGGTACAAAAATGTTTGTGGCAGGCTCAAGCAACGGTGGGGACTTTTTACAATATAATCTTTCTGTTCCTTGGAATGTTAGTTCGGCATCGTTATACAATTATACTGATAATGCAGCATTACAAGCTTTAGCTTTAACTGTCAGTACAGATGGTTATCATATTTATGGTATTGATTATACTAATGGATATATATATCAATATAATATGACTACTGCGTGGGACCTGAAAACAATATCAACTCTTGATTATACCATGACAGCAAATACTACCGCCGTAAGCGGTATTATATTTAATCCTGAAGGAACAATTTTTTATCATACTGGAAGAAGTTCCGATTATGTTTATCAACATAATTTATCTGAAGCATGGAATCTTTCATCTGCAACATATGAAGGATATGTCGATACTACTGGAGGCAATCCTGAAAGTGTTAGTTTTAGTGCGGATGGAACACTAATGTTTGTTGAAGATTTAGGTGATGATGAATTGGTTTCTTATAATCTATCAACTGCGTGGTTAGTTTCAAGTGCTGTTCCTGGTGGAATTAACATAACTCATAAAGGCACGGATTATGCAGGAGCGTATTTTAAAGAAGATGGAGCAATATTATATAGGATAAATGCTGGACTAGTATCACAATGGAAAATTGGTTCATATTTCACTCAGAACGTTTCTAAAAGTTTATATAATATTTCAAGTTCTGATACTACAATTGCAGAAGAATGGGTGTTTAGTTGTAGAGGTAGTGATGGTATAGCATTCAGCGCTTGGACTAATTCAAGTACTGCAACGGTTTCTGCTGGTGTGTGCACTCAAAATAGTGATTGTGATGTGGGAGGAGGAGAATTTTGCGCTCAAGACGAA